GTATAAAAAAAGCTATAGAAGATTGGGAGAAGAAAAAAGGGTGCTAATAGATTTTACAAATGAAGCTTTGGTTGAAGCGGTTAAGAAGTCGGAAGATGAAGGCCGAAATATTATTCGTATTGGTATCACTGGTGGTGGTTGCGCTGGCTATGAGTATATTTTTAAATGGGATGATGATGTTAGTGAGCAAGATCTTCTCGTAGACTTTGGTAAATTTAAAGTAGTAATGGATCCTATGTCAGCTAATTATCTAGGCGGTTCTGTTATAGCATACGAAGTACAAGGCCTTAATTCATTCTTTAAAATTAAAAACCCAAGAGAAGTATCAGCATGTGGATGTGGTGTATCTGTATCATTGGATCCAAATAAGATAAATACTATCGAGGTAAAATAATGGCAGCTTTAACTACACAACCAGCAAATTTAAATTTCTTATCACCGCTTAAGTTTACATTTATTGTAAACAAAATGCCTAATGTTAACTTTTTTGTTCAGAGTGTATTGCTTCCTGCTGTATCCTTAAACGCAGCTGAAGTACCAACCCCGTTTGTTAAGCTACCGCAAGCAGGTGATCATATTGACTTTACTGAATTCCAGATTGGATTTAGAGTTGATGAACAAATGGAATCTTATAGAGAATTGTTTAACTGGATAGAAGCTCTAGGTTTCCCAGAAAGCTTTGAACAGTATAAAGCTCTTGATGACCAAGATAGAAGAAAAAACCCTAGCGGAGATAATGAGATACTTTCAGATGGTACTCTTATTATACATAACAGTAATACTAATGCCAATATAAAAGTTAAATTTACTGGATTATTTCCTTCAACACTTTCTGAATTAGCTTTTGACTTAAGAGCTGGTGATGTTTCTTATATAGAATGTGTTGCTTCTTTTAGATATGAAAAGTTTGAAATAGAGTTGATTTCAGACTAAAAAGCTCTTATAATTATAATATGACTCTGGATGAACTACTCGAAAACTGGAAAGCCGACTCTGAGATAGATAGAACTGAACTCGGAAATGAGGCTATCAAAATACCACAACTACATTCTAAGTACTTTAAATTTTATTCTACTGAGAGACTTACTCTTAGAAAACTAGAAGAAGATGCTAAAGTACTCAAGAAACAAAAGTATGAATGGTTTAGTGGTTCTATGGACTATGAAGATCTTACAGATCTAGGATGGGAACCCAACCCATTAAAAATACTAAGAGCAGATATACCTCAATATATAGACGCAGATAAAGATATAGTCGATCTTAATCTTAAGATAGCATACCAGAAAGAGAAAGTAGATTTCTTAGATAGTGCTATACGTTCACTTAATACTAGAGGTTATAATTTAAGAGCTGCTATTGATTGGGAAAAATTTAAGATGGGAGGAATCTAATGCCTTATATTGATAAGACACCAATAGAGAATGTAGAAGAAGCAATTAACTTATGGGAAGGTGTAATGCACGATCCTAATATAGATGGCTTCAATGGCTTTGCTTGTATGAAAAAGATATACAAAGCTAAATGGGCAGCAGAAAAAGCGTTAAAGAACGTTCCGCAATACCATGGAATGGAAGAATGGATTGAGGAGAATAAACCTGAATGAATTGTGTTATAATAGGTAATGGTTTCGTTGGTAAAGCAACAACCAAGTACCTAGAGAACTTTAAAAATCTAGAAATTTATTTACATGATCCTGATCAAGGAGTTAAAGCTCCTGATTATGAATATGACTTTGTATTTTATTGTTTACCTACTAACCTAGACGGAAATAAATTAGATATATCTATACTTAAGAGTGAGTATGGTAAATGGAAAGGTGAACAAATAATAAGATCAACTATAGGACCTGATCAAGTAGATGAGTTTGATGAACCAACTATGTGGCCAGAATTTTTAAGAGAGATAACTTGGGAAGATCAGTTATCGCAACCCGAAGTAGAAAACGTTATTGGTAAATCTGGTTCTAGTGCATTTAGTTTTTGGTTAAAAAGTTTCGTAGATGTAAAAGAAGTAACAGCTAAAGAAGCTGCTATGTTTAAAATGTCACGAAATGCCTTCCTAAGTATGAAAGTTACTTATGCTAATATACTAAATGATAATTGTAATAAGTATAATGTTAATTACTATACAGTTAAAGAGCTACTTAAAAATAATATTGATCCTACTACTCATTTAGATGTACCTGGGCCTGACGGTAAGTTTGGCTTTGGTGGTAAATGCTTACCTAAAGATACTACTCACTATCAGACACTTACAGACGATACTTTATTTGCTGGTGTACTAAGCAGCAATATGATAGCAAGGAAATATAAATGATAACTGGCTTTACTTGTTCTGCTTTTGATTTACTTCATGCTGGGCATATAGCTATGTTAAGAGAAGCTAAGTCACAATGTGATTATCTAATATGTGGATTACAGGTTGATCCTTCTCTAGATAGAGCAGAAAAAAATAAACCAATTCAAACAATAGTAGAAAGATATACTCAACTACAAGCTATAAGTTATGTAGACGAAATTATTCCTTACGTGACTGAGAGTGATCTACTAGATATAATAAGTATGTTACCTATTGATGTTAGAATCTTAGGTGATGAATATAGAAATAAAGAATTTACTGGAAAAGAAATCTGCCAAAAAAGAGGCATAAAGTTATACTTTAATAATAGAGATCATAACTTCTCTACTACGAGCCTCAGAAAGAAAGTATATGACAGAGAAAATATTCGTAGAAAAGTTTAACGAAGCATACGTTAAAGTTGATTGTGAACCAGGCATTGCATATGAGCTGCAAGAATATTTTACGTTTACAATACCTAATGCTAAATTTATGCCCCAGGTTAGAAATAAATTCTGGGATGGTAAGATAAGATTATTTAACGTAGCTACTCAAAGATTATATGCTGGCTTAACTCCTTACATAAGAAAGTTTGCTTATGATAGAGATTATGAAGTAGACTTAGATGATGAGTTGCATGATGATAGTTATTCAGTAAAAGAAGCATACGACTTCTGTAAACAAGCAACTAATTTAGAACCAAGAGATTATCAAGTAGAAGCTTTTGCTCATGCTATGAGAACTAGAAGAGCTTTACTTCTATCACCTACCGCTTCAGGTAAATCATTAATCATATATCTTCTAGCTAAGAAGATGATAGAGACAAAGAAAAAAATATTAGTAATAGTTCCTACTACTTCGCTAGTATATCAAATGCAATCTGATTTTAAGTCATACGGGTATGAAAATAATATAAGAGTTATTGATGGTACACAAGATAAGTCTTGGCGTAATGATATTATAGAAGATATAGTAGTATCTACTTGGCAGTCTATATATAAAATGCCTAAGCCATGGTTCAATCAATTTAAGTGTGTTATGGGAGATGAAGCTCATAATTTTAAGTCTAAGTCTTTGACTTCTATTATGACTAAACTAGAAGATTGTGAGTATAGATATGGCTTTACTGGAACATTAGATGGTACTATGACTCATAAGTTAGTACTAGAAGGCTTATTTGGTGCAGTTAAAAAAGTTACTACTTCAAAAGAACTAATGGATAAAGGTACCTTAGCTGATCTTAAAATAAAATGTATTGCTTTATCATATCCTAAATCAGAATGTGCTCTACTTAAAAAATCTACTTATCAAGAAGAGATGGACTATATAGTTAATTCAGAAGCAAGAGCTAAATTTATTCAGAACTTAATACTATCTATGAAAGGTAATACTTTAGTATTATTTCAACTAGTTGAAAAACACGGGAAAGTATTATATAATAACTTAATAGAACAACAAAAGAAAGACTTATTTGATAGACAGTTTTTCTTTGTAAGTGGTGAAGTAAACGCTAAGATAAGAGAAAATATTAGATCAGTTGTCGAAGATGAAAAAGACGCTGTTATAGTTGCTTCGTATGGTACCTTCTCAACAGGTATTAATATACGTAACCTAAATAATATTATCTTTGCGTCTCCGTCTAAGTCGAAAATACGAGTACTACAATCTATAGGTAGAGGTTTAAGAACTTCTGATACTAAAGACAAGGCTACTCTATTCGATATCTCTGATGACCTTTCACATGGTAAGAGACGTAACTATACTTTACAACATAGCGCGGAAAGAATAAAATATTATAACGACGAGAAGTTTGATTATAAAATATATCAGGTTAAATTAAATGTTTAGTTTCATAAAACTTATTGATGGTACAGCACTCATAGGAAATATCGCAGAAGAGACTGAACAAACTTATCTTATAGAAGATGCTGTTGAACTTGGTTCAAAAAATTTAACTACTTTAGAGAGACAATATTTTTTTAAGAATGTATATTCACCGTTCTCAGTTTCAGATGCAATTGTAACTGAAATATTTAAAGATCATATAATATCTATACATCAAGATATAGATAATTATGTTTTAGATCATTGGCAGCGATATGTTGCTAAGTGGAAAAATTTAAGAGGTGAGGCTACTATAGAATCTAATGATGATAAAGTCAATAAAGATGATGTAGAGAAGCTGAAAGCCTTTCTAGAGTATCAAACTCTAGCAAATACCGAGATACATTAAATGGGAAAACACTACGTTGACAACAAAGAGTTGTATAGAGTTTTATTAGACTATAAGTTTGAAAGACTAGAAGCAGAAAAAAATGATAAGCCTAAACCACCAATACCTAATTATGTTGGTGAATGTTTATTACAGATTGCTAATAGACTATCTTATAAACCTAACTTTGCTAACTATATGTTTAGAGAAGAAATGGTTGGTGATGGAATAGAAAACTGTATAAACTATCTTAATAATTTTGATCCTGAAAAAAGTAAAAATCCATTTGCTTATTTTACTCAGATTATTTATTATGCTTTTCTTAGACGAATTGAAAGAGAGAAAAGACAGCTATATGTTAAGCATAAAGCATTAGAGAATCATATGATAGAAGATGAATTAACTACTCATCATGATAGCGCTTCTGAAACAAGCGGTATAGCAGTAAGATTAGATACTGATTATATGAAAGAGTTTGTTACTAATTTTGAAGATAAACTAGAAGATAGAAAGAAGAAAAGAGAAAAGAAAAAAGCAAAAGAAAATTTAGGAAAATTTATTGATGACGAATAAAGTAGTTATTATTACCGATATACATTTCGGTGCTCGTAATGATAATCAAAGAGTAGCTGACTTTCAAGAGAAATTTTTTGAGGAAGTATTCTTTCCATATATTGACGAACATAACATAAAAACGGTTATAAACTTAGGTGATACTTTTGATAGAAGAAAATTTGTAAACTTCTATTCTTTAGATAGAGCTAAAAAGATGTTCTTTACTCCTCTGCAAGAAAGAAATATAGAGCATCACGTTTTAGTTGGTAACCATGATTCGTTCTATAAAAATACTATTCAACTTAATTCTATAGCTTTATTGGCTGAGCATTATGATAATATTATAACATATCAAGAGCCTAAAGAATGGAATAATATTCTTATGATACCATGGATATGTGATAGTAACGAAGAAGAAATATTTAAGAAGGTAGAAGAAACTAAGTGTCCTATTCTATTTGGTCATCTAGAACTAGCAGGGTATCAAATGTATAAAGGGCAATCTATGTACCACGGTATGAAAGATGATTGGCTAAAGAAGTTTGATCTTGTATGTACTGGACATTATCATACTAAATCAGAGC